CAGGAAATCTTAATCGTTCGCCGTCTACTATAAAATCTGCATCTAAAGGAATAGGATTCTTTTTATAATCTTTATCAGCTTTTTTATGAGCTTTACGAGTTCTTGAATCGTTAGATGCTACCCAGCGCTTTAAGAATACTAATCCTGTTTCTTCTTGAGCAACCCTTACAGATTCATCAGTTGCAACATTAGCTGCGCTGTGTGTTTCAGTTCTTGCAATTGTATTTGCACGAGCTCTTGTCAACGATCCGTCTGCAAAAGTGAACAAATTTCTTCCTAATTCTATCGAAGACAATCCATCCTCTGCACCAGCAATTATTAATGCGCGCATCTGACTAACAGTTGTATCTGCTACAGAGACAGCTTTCATTAATCCTTCAGTTTCTAAATATGTTAGCATTGCTTGAACAAATGCTGATGGGGGAGCAGCTTTAGTAGACCTTCCTTGCTTTTGAGTCTCAGTAAAAAGATTATAAAAAACATTTCCAACCTTTCTGTATTGAATGGCATATATGTCAAGTAGATCTTTTGTTAACTCATCCTTTATTAAAGAAGGATTTATAACATGATCATTTTCATATGAATTCGCAACTCTTTTTATATGCTTTCTCAAGACTAGAAAAACCTTCATCATGAATGGTTTTTCTAATCGTATTAATGCAGCCTCAAAGATCGTTTGATATCTTTTGGTATTAATTGCCATTATGCCTCTTCATCACCAGTAATGATTCCGAGACCAGAAGCAGCCACATCTAACGGTAATAGACTAGACTGAACGAATAATACATCGCCGCCATCAACAGGATCTTGTCCAAGCATCTTACGTTTTTCATTAATAGTAAGATATTCTGAATTCAGTTGTTTTTGTTGCTCGACTTGTTGTATTACATCAATGTTAGAATAATCAGCAACAATCTTTAAATTTTCTTCTTTATACCTTGGAGTCAATTGTATGTTAAGTTCTTTAACATATGAATTAATTAATGGCTTCATTGTTTCTTGCCAAAAACTAAGGCGAGCTTCCTGCTGATTCGAATAAGTACTACCTTCACCGCTATTAAGCAGTATAGGAGGTATTCCAAGACTACGAACTATTGCAGCTTCTTGTTTCTTCAACGATTCAATAAAGTCAGCATCTTTAGCAGAGGTCGATAATTCATGGGGTTTAAAACCATCTAATACAATTGGGCGGCCGTTTTTATCTCTACTAGTATATCGTTCTTCAACCATCTTCTGCATTTCTTTGACATCTTCTTCTTTCATATCAAAGTCAGCGTTATCATTTACAAAAGCCATAGAAGGACGACAGCCGTTATCAAAGTATTTAGCATTCCATTCGTTGGCATTCTTATAGATATCCACATTTGTATTAATTGGCTCTAATGGAGACATTCCTTTAGAAAATGAATTGACATCAAATGTATTCCAATTAATGATGTTAGATTGTCCTGTTATAGGATCAAATTGAAATATTCGATCAGTAGGTTTAATATTTGAGGTTGATCCGTTATATTGATAATACCAATTAGTATTTAAGTCATATAATGTAAAGGATCCAACAGGCATTGCCCACATATTCATTGGTTCTTCATAACTATTATTGTCATCAGTTATTAACCATAAGTACGAGTTTCCATTGATGAATCTTGCTGCACATGCTGCGTGTTGAAATTTAGCTGCGTGTTGTAAACCATTAGGTTGATCTAAAAGCTTCTGTAAAGGATGATTAGGAACAGCCACATCGCCATCTTTAGTTTCCTCAACAACCTTCATCAATACATTAGAAAAGTTAGTCGATATCATGTCTACCGCTTTGTATACGACATCAACATTTTCATACATCATAATTGCCTTCTGATCAGTAAAAGGGGAGCTCGAATCCTGATTGCTACCTAAGAACATATTCCTTGACGAAGAACTCTTTTTGCTAATTACTTCAGGTTTGAATATATTGGTAACCCGTTGGGAGATTTGTTTAAACATTTAGTATTCCTTAAATTTTTATTACACGAAGATTCGTGCTTTCTTTTTCTTGTTAGATAAGTATGTCAATCCCCAGACCATCGCGTCTAACCGGCCAGGTGATGCTTGCTTTTTATTGCCCGTATAAGTGGTAAGCTCTAATTCCAATTCTTGAAGATTTGGAGCATGAGCTACACAATCATTTTCATAGAGAGTTGCTATAGGTTCAGCACGTGCAATCTTACCTTTAGATGCATGAACCTTTTCAACTTTTATGGTTCGCCTTTCAGAAGAAGGGACATTGTTTAAGATAGTATCTACGCACATCTGTCCGCCTTGATTCTTCTCAACAATTATCGCATTAGCTTCCCACTTTTTATATGCTTTAATAGTCTCTTTTCCCCATTCTGCTGGGCTATAAACTCCAGAACAGTCTTCTAAGACTACATATTCATCATCAGATATCTTTGCAGCAACTATTATACCACATTCATCCTGATTACCATGAGCTTCTGCTGATGGGTCAACAGATACTACAATCTTCATATGTTCTGCATCTTTATTATATAACTTTTTAGCAGTATACAGCATTTCACTGTTCCATAGAGCTCCTAAAGTATCAGTCAGCCATTCTCCAAGATACATATGACGCCATCTTTCATATCTGTAATGCTTCATTCTTTCGATATCTTTTAATACACTTTCAGATAACCACTTTAAGTTATCAAGATAAGTCGTATTGATGTAAAGAGTATCTTCATGAATACCATTAAAATCAGGAGCGACCTTGACTTCTTCAAAAAATCTTTTATATGCCCAATGATTTATATCTGTTGGGTTCATTGATATTATGATCAAGTTTCTCTTTTCTTTCATACGGACTGATGCACTAATTGTTTCGAATATATCTTCATCAACTAATTCTTCAGCTTCATCTAATACCCATACACTGAGATTAGTTAAGGATTTAAGTGCAGCTGTTTGATTGCCGGAAGAAGTCTGTATACCTTTAAATAAGAGGTTAGTATTGGTGAAAGTGTCGGTGAAATCATTTCTAATCTTTTTAGTCCTTCCTTCTAATTGCAACAAATCAACTTTTTCAGTGAACTCTTTAATGATTGAGTCGAATGCAGATGATTTTGTCCACCTTGTAAAGAGGAATGTAGAATCCTTTTCTACGGTCATATACCATCTAAGGAAGGTAGCTAACGCGTATGATTTCCCAGACCCTCTACCGCCTGTTATAACCACGTATCTGCACCCGTGGTTCTTGAATAATTGTTTATATTTTGGATTTAAATTAATCTTCATTGTCAAAGCATATCTGAACAGGATCTGTGTTAATGGTGTTATTAATCTTAATGCCATCATCTTTTAAGTGTAATATGTCTGCAAGGAACTTCCAAGCATTTAATTGGTGTGTTTCAGAAGAACTGTTACGGGCGATCTCAGCAGCTGCACTCATGATCTCTTCTGGTGTTACTGGAGCTAATGAAAGCCAGCCTTGACGTAATTGATTAATTCTGGCAACAATTATAGGTTTACCCATTAGCTTTGATGCATGGGATGCTGCGGAAGTATCCTTGCCTTCAAATTCAAATGCTTGTTTATAAGCTTCATATCCCTGGGCCCTTGGATATTGCGCTCTAAATTCGCAGAACGCTTCCTGCTTAGCTGTTAAACCATTTTCATTAAGTTCTCTTGACATAATATTATTTGTTTTGTTATAGTACTCGTGTGATCTTATATATTTTATTGTTCAGATGTAATCTTGTATCGTTTTGAACTTTGGCAGGCATCTCAACAGATATAGCCCAATGCTTAGCCAATACGCCAAAAGTAAAACCAATTCCGATTGCACAAATATATGTCATTATTTATGCTCTAATTTTGCTGATTGAGCCATGTGATCACGACCTGCGGATTCAGCGTCTTCATAACTGGGAAAGAGTTCCCCGCTTTTGATATTAATGTTCTCATTATAATGAATGACATAATACCATTCTTTATATCTCCGATATACTGCAAGCTTACAGTGATCGGGTTTAGATTGATGTTCGTACATAATTAAAAAGCTCCTCTAACTTTATATTATATTTATTGCAGCAGGACATGCTGATTAAAAGTAAGATAATTAGGAGTTTTTGGTGATTTATCCTATTTCGATGCAATTTGTTAGTAATTAGTCGGGGATGCCAAAAATACGTGTTAGAACCATTGTAGATGCGGTAGAACGGGCCTGTAGAGGGCTTTGTTAAGATTTTTGATATCTATTATGGATCGCTTGCAATTAATGGAATATTATACGATCTAAGTCCGAAACCTTGCAAGCAATCTATATTATGATAATTTAGCTTTCATTTTCTTTAAAGCTCTCTTTTCTATTTGCGATACATTCTGTCTTGAAGTCCCTAATGTATCTGCAATTTCTACGAACGATATATCCTCGAAATATGATAATTGAATTACTAACCGTTCTCTTTCACTAAGGCATTCTAAACCGTATTCTACATCATCTGCGATACAGAATTGTGGTGGATCAATAGTAAAACCGTTTATTGTTTTTTCATTTATTTCTTCAGGATATATTGCGACACCTCTGCCACCAAGACCTCTTGTTATTAATCGAACATTATACAAATAATTACGCATACTACCTTTGATACACATTGCATAATAACAAAGTTCGCCCATCTTTCCACGAGTAGGATCAAAATTTTGAACTGCATAATGTAGACCTAATACACCTTCCTGAAAAAGATCTTCTAATTCCGCGCCATGGATACCTTTATATTTCCATGAGTACTTATGTATTGCTGTTTTATATTGTTCATATTTTTCTTCAAAGACAGACATGTGATAGCTCCTTAATAGCATGATTATATTTACGCATCTATTAGTTGCTGAATAAAGGACTAGAAACCGATTATATGAAAAAAGTGACTGTACATATAATAGTATCTACTGATATAGTTATAGTACTTCTTTAATATTTTAATACTTTATTAAATTAATATTTTCGAAAAAAGTGGACCTACATATAATAGTATCTACTGGTACAGCTATACCTTTTCTATATTTTAATTAATTAAACTTTAATTGTTTAATAAAAGACTTTTTCAATCCCACAAAGAGAAACCGAGCAAAACACAGAAGTAGGTTCTCGACACGTTTACGTGGGGAGTGCCTGTTTGAACTTCTGCTTGCCTGCTTGCAGGTGTTGCGAGCAATATATTTAAGAATTTAAATAAAATGAATATTTGTCAATTATTACTTTACTCCTTCAATTTCTGAATTATTTAATATTATGAAGCGCGTCAATTGAGTGTAGTTTTTACCGTGTGGTAAAATAATGTTCCAATCTTGTTTTTCATCCATTCAATTGGCGCACTTCACTATCATAAAATTTGTATATACTATTACGCGTTGCTGCTAACTTGGTCTTGATCAACTAAGGACAGTAGATTTTCTCCGTTATCTATTGCAGCAACTGTATTTTTAAAACAGAGACAATTTTTAATGGAGATTAAAATGTTAATCCTTATTCCTAAAACAGTCAAAGAGAAATCTTTAGATTGTCCTTCCAAATTCCGCCAACGTCTTTTCACAATAGTAAACGATTTGTATTACTTTCAGCTACAGTTTAAGAAAGCTACAGAAATAAATAGACAGACTCCCTTCTTTTCATTGAATTCTCAATGGTTGAATAAGAAGTACGGTAAATTATTAATCAATAAAAAACCTTATCGTTATTCACATTTTATTCAGTGGTTGATTGATCATAAAATCCTTGAAAGACATTCAAGCAATTATAGTGTTGGCAATTACTCATATCAATATAAATTTACTGAAATCGGTAATGATGCTTGGGTAGATTGTACAGATAAAAGAATGCTCAAGAAAACTCCAAGGACTCCTAATATTGTTACTGATCCTGTAACTTTACAATATATCTATCAAACATTGCTGAAAACCGCAGTTGATTGGGATGATGCTGAAGAAATTGAAGAGACAATTTATCTAGATGTTTCAAATAAAAAACTTAGTCGTGAAAAGCTAATTGAATTAGCTGAACAACAACTGAAAAAATTTGGTACTGATGAATTATCGCTTTCAAATAATAATAAGACGGGTCGAGTCTTCAGTACTGTTACCTCATTAAAGTCAGAGTTGAGAAAATGTCTTCGAATTGATGAAGAAAAATTAGTTTCATTCGATATTCGGAACTGCATACCAGCAATTTTCGCAAACCTGCTAAATCCAATATACAGAGAATCTGTAATGCATATCGTTGAGGAACACCTCGGTGCAGATTTCCAATGGCCAGCTATTGAGGATTGTCGCGACTTTATTAAGTTGACCGCTGATGGGAAGTATTATGAAGCTATTGCCAATTACTTAATATTTCATGAGGCTGTTGATCCTGGACTTACATATGCAGAAGTTAGGGAAATTGCTAAGGACTCTCATAATGCTTTTTTCTTTGCTCATGACAAGGATTATCGGAAAGACACTTTAATTCCTACGATGATCGACACTTTTCTCACAGAGCAATTTCCGGTAATCAGAGCATTAATCAGGGATATTAAAAATCGAACTGACGGTTACAATAGTTATAAGATATTTGCGCGGGTGCTACAATGTTTGGAAGTAGAAACAGTAATACGAAAGATTGGAGAAAAATTAATAGCATTGAATATCGAGTTTTTGCCCGTCCACGACTCAGTGATGGTTAAATTATCGAATGGCGATATTGTAAAGTCGATAGTTTTAGAGACATTGAAAGAAAATAATTTAACATTAGAAATAAAGGAAGACTAAATGAAACAAGAAACACAACACAAAATGTCTGACGATGCTGTAACAGAAATGTTTGAACTCAC